AGAAGAGAAAGGTACCTGGCCCCCGCGAACGGCCTGTCTACCCCATTGAACCTACAAAGGATTGCCGTATTCGTTGTGGGATACCTACAACGCGCGGGGGTCGGGCGTTACCGTTCTGTTACATAACGGACGGTATCACTAGGGGTGGTATTTTACATTGTGGATACGCTGCACGCCTGTAGCATTCCTACAAGAGAGTCTGTGGGTTTCGTTAACGACTAAACGCTCCACTCTACTGCTATAGTCTTTATATCGGGTCAAGTTTGAATCCGGTAGCGGGGATGTAATGAGGTAGCGGATGACTAGCTGCATATCGCAATCTTCGCGCACAATTGAATATAATAGGTTACAAACGCCCATTGCTTAGGGATGCCTAGTAGGTCAGACTCCACCTATCGAAGTGAGTGTTAGCTCAATCTGTGAGAGGCAGGTTAGAGGGCTGGCAGGAGACGCGCGGTAGAACTTTGCATAGCGACACCTTTGCATAACGCGTTATTCGTGGCCGTCAACACTTCTTATCAAACATCCTATCGAATGGAATATAACATGAGTGATGCAACTACGGATATCGAGCTTGCACCCCGCACGAGTGTGACTGACGTAGCTAACGCTATCGAGGGTCTTAACTCTGGCGCGGCTTTCTTCTCTACGGTCAAGGGTACGGACTCCGCTACCCGTAAGCTGGTTACTAAGGCGCTCACTTCGAGCCTCCCGATCAAAGAGCACATCAATAAGCCGATCAAGCTCGCGAATATTGTCGTGCAGCCGGTCGAGCTTGCAGACGAAAAGACCGGAGAGGTTACCGTGCAGCCTCGCGTCGTCCTCATCGATCATGAGGGTAACGCTTTCCACGGTACTTCTCTCGGCCTTCTCTCGTCCGTGCGTAACATTCTTGCCGGTATGGGTGATCCGTCTGAGTGGGATGGTCCGCTGGATATCAAGGTTGTGGAGCAGAAGTCGTCTAACAACGCAGGGCATTTCTTTACAGTCAAGCTCGTTTAGTTAGTGCAAGTTAGCGGGGCCGATATTAGGTTATCGGCCCCGCTTTTGGTCTCTCAATACAAAGGTATCACATGACAACGCCTAAGAAGCCGCGCAAGCCGAGAACGCCTCCAAAACCTTTCACACCCGCCGAACGTAAAGTGGCTGAGGGTAAAATATTTCTTAATGGTCCAGCTAATGCGGAAATTGCTAAGTCGTGGGAACCGTTAGTCAAGGCATCTATGCGTCAAGCTCGTAAGGTTGAGCTTGACGCTTTGCGCGCTGAGGTCAAGCGTAAACAGCGTAACGCTAACGCAAAGATTAGGCGTCTTGAGAAGAATAAAGGCGTGGTTATTAAGCTTAGTCATGCTGATCCACGAGCTAATGCTGCTAAGATCGCACGCTATACGGCTAAACAGCTTATAGCACATGCCGCTAGGCTTGATGAGTTCACGAATCGTAGAACACAATATGTGCCAGGCGTTGAGGGTACGCCTATTTCGGCTGCTAAATGGAAAGAATATAAGACCCTAGAGCAAGCAGTGAATGAGGCGGCACTATTTCGGGACAATGAACGTAAGCATATCAAAGACGTTGCCGGAACAATGACGTTAGGCGAACGTAAAGCAACGTTCTATGATGACCGCATTTCAGCGGCAGGCGATGCGGTATTCGATTTTATACCTAAGACAACTCGTAAGTCATTTCAAATGGCAGACGAGAAAGCTCTAGAAAAGTTTATCAAGCTACAGAAGTCACGCCTTGATGGTAATTATATCCCCGGTAAGATCAAAGAGGCTCGGGGCCAAATGGCTAAGATGCTTACCGAAATCGGTAATCAAGAATTCATCGAACGCGCTAAGAAACTGACAGATTATCAGTTTGACCTACTCTGGCAAGACGCCTCTAATGTAAACCAAATTTCACTTGTGTATTGGATTACTCAACAAATGGCGAGAGGTACACACGAGCGTCAATTTGCTAAACAGCTAGAGGATAACACAAGTGACATCCACGACCTATTTGCCTGGGCAGAAAAGCAACCGAAAACCTCGCGCGGGGGTAAAGAAGTCAAGAGTTGATTATGTAGCAGACTTTGAGACAACGACCGACCCCGACGATTGTAGGGTGTGGGTTTGGGGTCTTATGGCCGTTGGTGAACCGGATACGTTCGAGTATGACATTGACATAGCATCATTCATTGATCGTGTCTCACAGCACAATATAACGTGCTACTTTCATAACCTGAAATTCGATGGTCATTTTATCATAGATTGGCTACTCAAGAATGGTTTTGAGCACACCACAGCTAAGTCACCCGCTCATAATGAGTTTACGTCACTCATTAGCAATATGGGTATGTTCTATTCTATTACAGTCAAATGGGACAACGGTCACACTGTCGAGTTCCGCGATTCGTATAAGAAAATCCACATGTCAGTTAAGAATGTTGCTAAGGCATTCCAGCTTGACGAGGGTAAAGGCGAGATTGACTATCACGCCCATAGACCTGTAGGCCATATCCCTACGCCAGAAGAGGTTGATTATCTCAGGCGGGATATCGACATTGTTTCGCAAGCTATGCGTCAGGTGCTCGATAGTGGGATGACTAAGCTTACGGTAGCGTCCGACTCACTTGCAGAGTATAAGCGTCTTATCGGTGAGAAGTATTTCAGAAAGATATTCCCGGTACTCTCAGACCATATTGACGCCGAGATTCGTAAAGCGTACCGGGGCGGCTTTACATGGCTTAACCCAAAATTCAAGGGCATGAATCTTTGTTCCGGGCATGTGCTTGACGTGAATAGCCTCTATCCCTCAGTGATGATGAATAGGGAGCTACCGTATGGTGTGCCTGAATACTTCGACGGTTATGTACCGCCGACACTCTCACGCCCGCTTACAATTTTTAGTGTGACATTCACTGCAAAGCTTAAGCCTAAACACATCCCATGCATTCAGATCAAGGGCTCGTCGGTATTCGCGCCGACTGAGTATCTAACGGTTATCGAAGAACCTACTACAATGATGGTCACAAATATTGATTGGGATTTGTATCAAGACCATTACGATATTCAGATTATGGCATTCAATGGTGGATGGCGTTTTCACTCTGCTAAAGGCATGTTCGACACTTACATAAACAAGTGGTCAGCTATCAAGGCAGCCAGTAAAGGCGGCCAACGTGAGATCGCAAAATTACACCTAAATAGCTTGTACGGTAAATTCGCCACAAATCCTAATGTGTCATCTAAGATACCAATACTTGAGGATGACGGCCGCGTCAGGTACGTGCGCGGCGCAGATGAACGACGCCCGCCCGTATATACAGCAGTCGGGGTATTCATCACATCCTTTGCCCGTGACCTCACTATTAGGGCAGCGCAAGAGAACTATGCGACGTTCGCTTATGCCGACACTGACTCGCTTCACTTGATGCAAGATGATGTGCCGGAGACGATTGAGGTTCACCCTGACAAGCTGGGCGCGTGGAAGCTCGAATACCGTTTTGACGCCGCGTACTACATCCGGCCTAAGGCCTACCTTGAAAGACGTCACGAGCACGGCTGTGAGCACGTTGCAGGTGATAACGGGCATGGGGAGCATTGTAAGTACGTCGCACGCATTGCAGGGCTACCAGAGATCGTTTCAAGCTCGCTCACATTCTCAGACCTAGTTGACGGGCGCGTGCTACACGGAAAACTAAACCCGCGGTCTGTTCCGGGCGGTATCGTGCTGAAAGACATTCCGTTTGAACTCAAGCTTTAGAATTGACATATCTATCACATCGTGTATAGTGGAAACTACATCGAGGGGCCGCGTCACTGTAGCAGAGCGGTTTAAACGTCAAGCTTAATGTGCCCTCCCACAATCTCCCTTATCGGGACACCATAGAAAACGAATCGAAAGTAGGAAACATCATGGGCAAGATCATTGACTACGTTGCCGAAAAGCCGGTCAACCCTTACACGGATGACATTGCGGAACTGATCGAAGCGGGAGAGGGTAAGGCCTCTCTTATCGACGTGCCAGCCGTCGAGCGCAAGAATGCTGAGGGAGCCGCTGAGGTTGTCTCTCGTGTCGGCGTTGCTAAGCGTCTGCTATCTGAAGCTGCACGTGACGCGGGCTACACGGCCCGGTTCGCAAAGATCACGGAGAACGACGATAAGAGCGCAAGCATCATCGTCAAACTCGGTAAGCTTGTCACGCGTCGCACCAAAGAAGAGTTGGAGGCAGACGCAGCCAAAGAGTCCGCCGACGTCGAGAACTTCGAGCAGGTTGAGCCGGAACAGAACACCCGTAAGGGTAAGTAACTTATTGTGGGCGTCGATTGACGAAACGGACTAGCCATTAATGCGCCTGTTGGATCAGGGATGTGCTAGCTTAGGGTTGCAAGCCGCCGAAATTTTCGTTCGTCGGATGCCCCGATAAGAAACGGAGGGCCACATACTTAGGTGTGTGGCCCTCCCCTATATTTCAAAACAAAGGAAGTGAAACTGTGGAACCGGACGACGATTTTATCGAAGATGCGCTAGAGGATCGAGCGGAGGAAGAGGAAGAGGAAGAGGAAGCGGGCGAAGAGGAGGAAGCGGGGGAAGAGTCAGACCCGAAAGACTCCGGTCCCGACGTTGACACTCTGAATGCCAAAATCGAATCGCTTATTGGTGAGCATGCTGTAAAGGATGCACTTATTGCAGACTTGACTAATCAGCTTACCGTAGCTAAGGCAGCTAACTATGATCTTTTGGTTAGTAACGGTTCAGCGCCCGCTGAAACCGAAAATGAAGATACTGGGGATTCACCCGATATCGACGATTTCTTTGGAGACTAAGAAATGGCTAACAATGTTACGGTTCTCCCGTTCAGGGAAACTACAAGTAACGTTGATATTCTGGCGGCGATTCGTAAGAATGCCTCGCCGGATTATCAGCGGCGAATTCCGGACGCAACTAAGGCGAACATTTCGGACACTCTTAAGAGTCTCCTGAACTATCGCCCGGCTTACAATGAGTTTGTTGATGCTCTGGTTAACCAGATCGGTCTTATCATTGTTCGCAATAAGATTTGGACTAACCCGCTGGCAGTATTCAAGCGCGGCTTGCTCGAATTCGGTAGCACCATCGAAGAGATTCAGGTCGGCCTTATCGATGCCAAGGTTTACAACTCGGATCGTGACGGCCTAGAGGGTGAAATCTTTGGGCAGCACAGGCCAGATGTTCAGTCGTCGTTCCATCACATCAACCGACAGAACTACTATCCTCTTACGATCAATGAGGCACTGCTCCGCCGTGCATTCACATCGTCGGATAATGGCCTCTCTCAGTTTATTGTGTCGCTTATGTCCTCACAGACTACAAGTGACTACTGGGATGAGTTTCTTCTCACTAGCTCCCTCTTTGCGGAGTATGAGAAGAATGGCGGATTCTTTAAGGTCAACGTCCCCGATATCGGTGCTAACACGGATACCGTCGAACTTGATGCAAAGTATGCGCTCCGGCAGGTTCGCCAGATGGCAGCTAATCTCGGATTCCTGAGTACCGACTACAACGCGGCCGGTATGCCGGTATTCGCGGCTAAGGAAGAGCTTGTGCTCTTTGTTACGCCAGAAGCACAAGCGGCAATGGATGTTGAAGCTCTGGCGGGCGCGTTCAACATGGATAAGGCAGAGTTCGCGGGCCGTACGGTTACCGTTCCACAGCAGTATTGGAACATTCCCGGCGCTCAGATGTTGCTTACTACGGAAGACTTTTTTGTTATCGCTGATAACAAGATCGAAACCACGTCGCAATGGAACCCGATTTCGCTGCACAATAACTATTTCTTGCATCACTGGCAGGTCATTAGCGCATCCCGGTTCGTACCGGCTGTGCTCTTCTGGACCGGAGCGGGAGACACTATCGTGGTCGAGGAGACGCCGGTTACCGGCATCAGCACGCCTACATTCAATGACAGTACCGGCACGGTTGTCACGGCTCTTGAGCGTGGCCAGCTTTACTCGATTGATGCTCTGGCGGTCACTACGCCCGCTAATGGCGACAATAGCGCGGTTCGTTTCGAACTCTCCGGAACGTACAGCCCGCGAACGTATGTCAGTCAAACCGGTATGGTTAGTGTCTCGCTTGATGAGGCAGCTACCGCCATTGCCGTTAACATCTATGCCGTTGACGACAATAACCAACCTGCACTTAAGACCGTGCTCACAGCCAACATTGTGGGCGACCGGGCGCAGCTTTGGCCCAACCCTGAGGTGCAGACGGACTCGAACGACAATGGCCTCTTTGAGGTTACGCCCGATCCGGTCCCCGTTGCGCCTACAAGCGGAGCGAACAAGAATAAGGTGACCATCCCCTCGACACAGGGCGTGGATTACAAGAATGGTGCTACGGTTGTCACAGGCCAGACCATCACTCTCACGGCGAACGAAACCATTACGGCCACAGCCCAAACCGGTTACGAAATCGCTACTGGCGCTGTAACGACTTGGAACCTTGTCTTTACTGCATAGCTAGATTCAATAATGTAATGGGCCGTACTGTAAGAGTACGGCCCATTACATCTATCATAAGAGGACTTATGAGCACAATAACGGATCCTGCCGGAACATATGATTTCGGACAGGATTTTAACTATGCGGTTTGGACGCCCAATACCGTAGTAACTATGTGTAACGTTCCGTGGAATAACGACTATAGGGATATCGTACAATTCCCTACAGATACGGGAACGACACTTGATCAGTACATTGATACCGCCGAGACTACCGGTATTCATATTCCGCAAATGTCTTACCTGAAACCGAATAACCCTATTCGCGTTGAGGTCCCATTTAACGTGGCTAACCGTTACAACTATCTCAGAGCTAAGAATCCATTACAGCCAATTCCAGGCGGCGACACTCCACAGAATTTCTATTACTTTGTAACAGATGTGCGTTATCTGACGCCCGGGACTACTGAGATTGTCTTGCAGCTTGATGTGTGGACAACCTACGGGCCGTTTGGACAATTCGGCAGATGCTATATCGAACGCGGGCATATCGGAATTGCTAACAGTAACGCGTTCAATAATTACGGGCGTGACTATCTCACTGTGCCGGAGGGTTTAGACGTAGGCTCTGAAATGCAGGTCGTGACAGTCTCTAATGAGGCGATCATGTCCACAACTGCGCCCGATCAGACTGACACCTATAACATTCTTGTAGTCAGTACGGTTGACCTTAGTGCCGATCCGGGCACGGTGGCGGCCCCACAGTTGCGCTCTGCTACGGGCGGCATGTTCGCGGGTATGCCGTCAGGTGCAACACAGTATCTTTGGCCTAGCATTTCATCGTTTGAAACGTGGCTTACTGCCATGTCCGCGTCCCCGTGGGTGACACAGGGTATTATCTCGATTACGATCATTCCGCCTATCTCGCGGTATGGCATTATCGGATGGGCATCGAATAACGCGCCCACACCTGTACCGTCCTATGTGTGGCTACCGCGTAGCTATGCCATGCTCCCTAACTGGCGTAATAACGCAGCGTTTACTAATTACATTCCCTCGCGCTATCAGGGTTTGCGTAAACTGTTTACGTTCCCGTATATGTCTATTGAGATAACGACGTTTACCGGTACGCCGCTTATGGTAAAGCCTGAATCATGGGCCGACCCCGATGCAATGATGGTAGAGCGCATTAACCCGGCTCCGCCAGATCAGCGCGTAGCGATCAGCCCATACAAATATAATGCGCTTCCATCTGCTACCGGCGGCGGAGTGTATGTAGGAAGTCCCGCTGTAGGCTATCCGGCACAGGGAGACGACTACGGAGAGTACATCGACTTTGCAACATACATTCACAATTTCCCCACACTGGCAATTGTGAACAATGGCGCAATTGCCTATCTTGCAGCGAACAAAAACTCTATCGCATTTCAGTATCAGTCGGCAGACTGGTCACAGCAGCGCGCCCTAGGTTCTAATCAGACAAGCTATGATCAAGCATCATCTGGCATGAATCTTGCAAATCAGCTAACCGGTATCGGCGTCAATCAAGATATGGCGAGTACGAATATTGCAAACACTCTGGCACAGAATCGCGCATTGCTCGGAATGGCCGGAGACGTAGCCGGAGGACTCGCCGGAGGCAACGGTAACGCCCTCCCCATTGTCGGCGGGGTAGGCGGCCTTACAAGCGCTATTGGACGAGGCGTAGGCGCAATGATGGATATCGACGCGTCAACTAAGCAACAGGCAGTGAGACAAGGTGCAGCGCTTGGAGGAAACGCAGCACAGCAACAGAATATGGCTTACATGCGGGACACGAATAAGAGTCTCGCTGACTGGTCTGCACGCGGCGATTACTCAACGGCTATTGCAGGTATCAATGCTAAGGTTCGTGACGCCGCGCTCATTCAGCCCACAACATCCGGGCAGGTAGGCGGCGATGCATTCAACTTTATCAACAATAACGTTATGGTGTCGGCACGGTGGAAGATGCTTGACCCCGCTGCAATGTCCGTTGTGTGCGAGTATTGGCTCCGCTATGGCTATGCCGTAAGACGCTTTGCTATGATGGGCCAACTCAAAGTAATGAGCAAATTCACTTACTGGAAACTAACGGAGACGTATTTCAAATCGGCAACAATGCCGGAAAGTTTCAAACAAATCATTAGGGGCATCTTCGAAAAAGGTGTTACAGTATGGTCAAACCCTGACTATATTGGGGTAACAGATACCGCCGATAACGTGCCACTTGGAGGCATCACACTATGAGCAGACGTAAACGCGGGGGCGCGGCGGATCAAATCTATGGCACGCACCTTAACGGTGGACAGTTCCAATTCAATTCGGCAGTAAACCGTGAATCAATGATCGAGAATATGTATATCCGTATTCTCTCAGAGCTTGCAATGAACAGATTCAAATGGACGGGACTACCGAAATCGGTAAATGCGCGCTTCCTAGAGATGACACTCTTTTATCAAGCTCTCGCTGTGTTCTTTGATGATGAGCGTTTCGGGTATCTGGCGCTCAAAGGTAGCGGACAAAACTACTTGAATTATCAGAACGATCCTACCGGCTTTATGGTCGTCGGAAACAATTACTATCACCCTCCAATGGGCGCGAATAAAGTGGTTCCCATTTGGGCAAACTATATGCGTATGCCAGACGTTGATATCGTCATGATCTATGCCAACCGTTTGGCGAACTTTGATCGCACACTCGAAATCAACTCGATGAATGCTCGACGTACAAAGGTTCTCGCATACCCTGAGAATCTGCGCTTGACTGTCGAGAACATCAATCGGCAGATGGATGAGGGACAAGACGCAATCAAAGTTACCGGCGCAATGGGTGACATGGAATTCATGTCAGCTATCGATCTAGGTATCGACCCAGACACTATTGAAAAGCTTGACATTGTGCGCGCTAGACAATGGAACGTGTGCATGGGTTTGCTTGGAATTGATTTCGGTAATCAAGACAAGAAAGAGCGTCTTGTCTCGGATGAGGTCAACGCTAACAATGAGCAAACAGATAATATGAAATTTGTTAACTTGAATGCTCGTCGTCAAGCCTGTGAGGAAATCAACGAAAAATTCGGTCTAGATGTTAGCGTTGATTACAATACCGAAATAGCTGAACGCGCTGAAATGCTCTTCCAAACTGCTATCGGTACCGAGTTTAAGGACAACGTCTAATGGGTACTTTCACAATGCCTCTTAAGCGCGCGATAGAGCTAACGGGCGGCACAACATCTTTCGACGGTACTAACACCATATTGACCGGAGGCAATATCGGATTAGCATATTACCCGATCTTTGATGAGCTACATCGTCCGGTACTTACCGGTAAGATTATCGATCATTATCTAAACCGTGAAATCGGTATGGAAACTATCGATATGTTCCAATTGGCAATTCGGCGTAAGATGAACGAAATTATGCCGGCCTATAATCTGCTATATCTTTCAACGCAGATGACATATGACCCGCTGAAAACTATTGTGATATCCACCATCACAGCGGATAACACGACGTCCAACACCACAAGTACCGGAACGTCAAACACGAGCGGAGACACCACAAGTAAGTCACGCACAGTTGCATCTGATACGCCACAGACAATGCTCTCACCTAATAGCGACTATGCATCATCTGCGAGCGACGCTAACGGTCAAGCATCAAACACCGGTACGGCCACCGAAAACTCAACACAGGGAGTCACAGCTAACGGCAATGGAACAAACACGGTTGATGGATATCAGGGCGTGCCCGCGGATCTTATTATGCGGTATCGTGAGGCTATCATTAACGTTGACCTTATGATAATAAATGAACTAGAGGAATGCTTCATGGGTATCTGGGATACCGGGGATGTTTACTCTGACAACGATGGGATACTTTACTCATGACAACTACTACCCCTCCGGTAATCACTCCGGTTCCGATTGATTCGTTCCCGGGTACCGGCTACCCGCTAACGAATATTACCCCGTTCACGTATCGTGACGGTTGGACGTTTCTTGAAAAGCAAGAGGCGTTGATGACATGGATTTGGCAGAGCCTCATTCCGTGGCTGCAAACGACTACGGGCGGATTAGATGATTCATGGGTTGCAGATGTTGCCGCTCTTACTACATCTGTCAATAACGCATTGTCAGCACAGGCAACTACTGTCAATGCCGCACTCACTACACAGGACAATAACAATAACGCCAGCATTGCCGCGCTTACTACGCTCGTCAATAACGCAGTGCAAACTGTGATTACTAACAGTCTCACAGCTAACGATTCCGTTGTGCAGCAGCTAGTGAACAATGTTGCGAGTCTTACGCGTGTAGCGCTGAACGCCCTGTATCAACCTGTAGGGAGCGTGTCTGATACTGCCGTGGCTAGCCTTGTCAATACGGCTGCAACGGCCACACAGGTAGCACTAGACGCGCGATACTTTCGTGCAAGCGGTAGCTCTCTCGGCGTCGCCGCTGGCGGAACCGGGCGCACAACGGATACCCCGTATTCACTGCTAGCGGGAGGCACAACTGCTACCGGAGCACATCAAGACGTTGCAACCGGTACGGCGGGTCAAGTGCTGCAAAGCGGTGGACCCGCCGCGCTCCCATCGTTTGCAACGCTCGTTGACGATACGGCGGCGCGAATGAGTACGGTCTATTCGTCTAGTAAGGTTGCTGCGCTTGTCGCCGGTTTGCAGTTGTATGGTACCTATGCGAATCGTCCCGCCGCTAACACGGTCCCGGATAACACAACATATGCCGCGTCTGATATCCCTGAAATGTATCAGACGAGCCAAGGTGTCTGGCACAATGTCGGAGCAGGTGGTAACGAACTCGGTTATGCAGAAGTTATTCCGCTCTTTCAGACAAGCTCACTAACGCCCGTTGATGTTACCGGATTCACGACAACATTTATTGTCGGAGAACGCCCGATCTTGATTCGTGTTAGCGCCAGACTTGCTAGCGCAACGCTCGGCAATGTTGCTATTCTGGCAGTAATGCTCGATGGCGCTGTGCGTGCGCGTATCGAAATTCCGTCGGGTGCGGTAGCTTCAACGTGGCAGACTGGCGCGGTAGCTGTACGCATTTCGGGACTTGTCCCGGGTAGTACGCACATTGCTAAGTGTGGCTTGTATATGCTTAGTGCCGGTAGTGGCGCTATTGCGCTTACTGCCGGAGATTCAACGGACCCTAACAACATTCAGGTGGTTACAGTATAATGTTTTATACACGACTTTCTAACGATGCTATCGCTGGCGAAGAAACTATCGATATGTATCCAAAGTATCCACAGTCAACGTCTGGCGTCGCATTAGTGCATGGCGCAGGCTCACAGGCTGACTATTGCCTAGCCTCTTATGGTAATCAGTCGGGTCTAACGCAAATGGTAGGGAGTGTGTATCCCACCATTGCAGGCGATAACGGCGGCATTGCGACATGGGGTAACCCGTTGTCGGTCACACGACTGGGCACATACCTTACCCGACTAGGCACGCGATCTAATGCTAATAAGTATGCGCTTATCTGTGCCTCTATGGGCGGACTTGTCGCACTCAATTATGCAGCACAGGCCACGGTTAAACCTGCATGCATCGTAGGCGTTATCCCAGTCATTAACGTTGATGATGTGCGAGCTAATAACCGTGGCAGTTTCGCGGCAGATATCAACTCGGCATATGGAACATATAACGAGAGTACGATGGGAGCAAACTCTAACCCGTACACGATGCGCGCCGCGGCAAAGCTACTCGGTATTCCGATGCTATTCTTTTACGGTCTGTCGGATGCAATTTGTATGCCCAGTTTCACGGAGGGATTTGCCGCCGCCGACCCGACAAATCGCACCCTAGTATCAATGAGTACCGGCCATGAGGAAGCGTCTTACATCAACGCTAACCGCCCTCAAATTATGTCGTTTCTCGGCACGTATCTATAAGCTAGGATAGCGTTATGACAACCGTGACCCACATTCAGCAGATGGGCGAACAGTTAGCGCTCTGTATGGATGATGGGTCGCGGCTCATGGCGCACCCTACCGGCACGGACTTGTGGACATGCGATCAGGGCACAGGTGACACTACCGCTTACAACTTTGTGCAGCGTTACGGTAACGGTATTCTTGCACTTGTCATCACAGGCGGCGCACGCTCATTCTGCTATCCCACAATGGGCGGCATTTGGTTACGCGATATGTCGGGTATCAGCGTTATCACTCCGCCGCCGCCCGGGCCGGGAACGGGCCACACTGTCATTTATCCGTGTGCTGTGCATAACGTTAGCGACTCGTTCCAAGATCATGTTGACCGTGGCAGTGTAAACCCGGGAACGGACTACACAGCGTCTTACGGCTCGGATGTATGGGCCGTGGCAGATGGTGTAATTACTGACGTTACGAACACGTACAGCGGTAGCGGGGGCCGTATGATACACATTGACCATACAGCCCTTAATACCGGATCGGATTATCTGCACTTGTCTGATACGCTCGGAGCAGTAGTTGGAACACACGTAACACAGGGAACGCTCATTGCTAAGTCTGGCGCATCCGGTTATGGTAGTAATAACTATTACGGGGCGCACTTGCATATCAGCTATCGAACCGTTCTAGGGCACGCCTACACGAATACGAATAACATCGACTTTGATGCATACATTAAGAGCCTATGATGAGACATCCTTACTATAACTTTGACAAAGTCCTATCATACAATGGAACGTATAACTTCCTAGTCGGTGCGCGCGGCGTAGGAAAGACGTATGGTGCAGTAAAGCGTGCCATTAAGGCCGCACTCACAAAAGGTGACCAATTCATTTATTTGCGCCGGTATAAGTCAGAGTTGACTACCGCGCGCAACACATTCTTTGCCGCTATCGAAGCTGAATTTCCTGATCAAGACTTTAGAGTCAATGGCCCGTTTGCACAGTACGCGCCCATAACTACCCGGGGTGAGAAGAAAAGGGAATGGTTTACTATAGGCTATTTCGTAGCTCTCAGCACATCACAGACTCAAAAGTCCGTAGCGTTCCCTAAAGTCAAGACAATCATCTTTGATGAGTTCATTATTGAAAAGGGTGCGATTCACTATCTGCCAGACGAGGCAACCGTATTCAATAACTTTTATTCGACGGTTGACCGTGGCACGGACAAAACTAAGGTGTTCTTCCTCGCTAACAGTGTCAGCATTATGAATCCGTACTTCCTCGAATATGAGATTGTCCCCGACTCGGGTAGTGAATTCATTGTCAAGTTCAACGGCTTTATCGTCTGCCACTTCCCTGAATCGTCTGCATTCTCTGCCAGCATCTATGAAACAAAATTCGGTAAATTCATCAAGGGAACCGAATACGCAGATTATGCCGTAGGCAACTCGTTTAGCGACAATCACGAGAATCTGCTATCCCAAAAGGATTACCGTTCTCGTTACACCTATTCACTCGAAACTGCTAAGGGGACATTTAGCGTATGGCACAATAGCATAAGCGACGAGTATCACGTACAGGCAAAGCTGCCTAAGCAACAGATCATGATGACTCTGTTAGCTGAGAAAATGTCAGAAGATAAAACGCTAGTAACATTTCAGGACCGTGGCATGGCTTATTTGCGTTCCGCGTTCAGGTCGGGTAGGGTCACGTTTGACAAGCCGGTCACCCGTAACGCATTCACTGAAATATTCAAAAGGTAGCATAATGAAAAACGCTGTAGGTCTCACGTTCATTTTCGTATTCGGTATCCTAGGGGTGATTGGCGGTCTGCTAGCAGTCATCCTTACCGGCCACGACCCCTACAACTATGCAACCTTAGTTGGTCTACTGCTTACAACTATTGCCGGATTCGTGGCCGTAGTAAGGTCACAAGCTCGACAGAGTGAACGAATCGAACATCAATCGGGAGAGATAGCCAAAGTCAAAAAGCAGACTAACGGCACACTCTCGGCCCTATTGGAAGAGAACGCGTCACTACGTGCAAAGGTGCAAGCGTCGCTTGTCAAGCTGCCAGCTAAGCAAGCTCAAGAGGTCCTAGACACGACAATCAATCATGCAGAGCTTAGGAAGCTAAGAGAGGAAGTCAACACACATGACTAATTACAGCTACCCTACAGACGTTCACACGGTAACGGATACGTTCCAAGATCATGTCAACCGTGGCAGTGTAAACCCGGGCACAGACTATGCGGTCGCAATGCATTCACCTGTGCACTCGGTGGCCGCTGGCATCGTCACGGATGCGGACAGTACATATAACGGTAGTGGCGGGAGGGTCGTTCATGTTGACCATGACGACGGTAGCGGAGTAGACTACTTACACCTAAGCCTCATTTCGGTTAACGTAGGCGAGAGGGTCTCTCAGGGCTCACTCATAGGCCTTAGCGGCGCATCCGGTTACGGTTCTGATAACTATTACGGGCCACATCTGCACATCTCTTTCAGATACAATCACTCGCACGGTTATAGCAATGTTGGCAATGTCGATTTCGATGCTCTTATGAAATCGCAAACTACCGTTCAGGGCGTGAGCGCCCCGCTCCCGCCAGTGAACCGAGAGGAATACGAAATGAAATATCAGGCAGTAACTAGTTCTCTTGATGGGCGAATCGGTGCAGGATACATTTATGTACAAAGCGCTAACGGCCCGCTGAGAGCGGTAGATAACTCGGAGGGTTCAGCTATCATCGAATCCGGGGAATTTATCGCAAGGTGGAATGGTGACGATATCCGTTCTCTTATCACTCGTGTCGGGATTCTCGAATATGCGGAAATGCTACCGGGACTTAAAATGTCTAACGGTACTCCGCTTATGGGTCCCGGCCAACTTACCGGAAAGATCATCTATGCAAACGATCAATTGCCAACCTATCCGCCCGTTAGTGTCGTGAACGTATGAGTCACGTAGAGGGCGTGCCGGTTGTCCCGGCACCCGCAACCCCCGATCCGGTCATTACGCCTAACGTAGTAGTGTCCAACCCTGTCACCCGGCGCGTTGTGAATAACGTGCTCGGATACGCTGGCACTGCTGTAAGCATCGCTGTAATCGTTGATTCTGCCATTCCACAGATTGACATTTCAGCGTTCACTGTACCGGCAATTACGATCATTGCCGGTATCGCGGGCCTGTTCAACTTAATTGTTACAGTGCCCAACATCCCCAAAAAGTAGTACGGATAATGAAAAGGTGTAGCACAGGTCACACGATCTGTGCTACACTTTTTCTATGCGAGGACTTACGTTGTCAGACACTCTAAGAATCATTGCAGTATGGCTAGCGGTCTTTTGGACGCTAATCTTCCTACTCGGTTACTGCATCTTTCACGGCGAGTACGTAATCGCCGGAATAACACTTGTCATCATAATCGGTAGTACCATCATACTCATAAAGGGAGTAAGCTCAAATGAGAATCAATCGGAGCGCGCGTTACATTCTGCCGGAGACAATCGTAATCGGGGACGTGATACGCGCAACCATCAAGAACAAAGACGTTGAAATCTCAAGTGTTGGCGTTGTAGCACGGCGCGAACACACGCAGTCAGGCACTGAATATATCAGCCCGGACGGTGTGACCCTACTCGAAACCTACAGATTCGATGATAGAAAAGTACGTGTAACACTACTAGACCGGCCAGCCGACCGGGCACAAACATTACCGGGAATGGAAATCTAATGGATATCCTCAAAGGCGACACAAAGCTCCACATTCAATGTTGGTTAAAGCACTCCGTAATTCCCGAATTCAATGAAGCTCCGCACTGCATCTGCGGCCTACCATGGCCATGCGTACTAAGGACGATACCCACTTATGGATAACTTCGAACAATACGTTCTAACAGACTATCGCCGCCTATTCGTGCTAATATGGAACGATAGCGGGATGGACGCTAGCGACTGTTCAGCCCTCCAAGACACGCTCGACAACATGAATGCTAAAGGACTTATCTAATGCGAATTTCTAAGAAAATGCTTATGGAAGAAAACGCTCGGCTTGCAATTGCCAATCAAGGGCTCCGTAGCCAACTGAAATTGCAGATCAATCGTGCATACGGTAAGTCCGCTTACCCCGCCGCTATTACCGATAGTGTGCGCGTACGTAAGACACGCCGCGCACTCTTAGTAGTCGCATGGGTTATTGCGCTACTCATACCCACTCTCATGGGCGCAATGCTCGTCTATGCGTATCAAGCACGCTAAAGCGTGCTAAACTGTTCTTATCGGGACAACACAAACGAAAAGGTATCATCATGAACAAGCTCAAACTTATTGAAAACATGCTCACACGCAAAGACAAAATGCTTATCGTCGTCGCGCTATGCGAACTCGCCGTTATCATCTCCACCCTACTCGTCCTTACAGTGCGGTACTGACATGCAGAAAAAATGGGTCGTAGAAGTTGCTAGCGTCTATCACACTAGCGGATACAAGATTGACGCTATCGGGTCCGCTTTGGAAGAACGTACGCGGGCGGAGAAATACGTTCAACTGTGCGTTGAACAAGGCATCGATGTGCGGATACGGGATATCGACGGGCCGGTTTGGAAGGATGCATAATGGCTAAAATACGTACAATGCTCGAACTAGCTGCAAAGCTCGATAAAGTCAGTATCCATTACTGGGACATGCAGTCACTACCGTACAAAAGGAAGACATTAGATAACGCGTTTGAATGGGTGAACACTCACACCATAGAAGAGTTAGAGTCACTAGGACAAGACAAAATACGCGTTACACTAATACGTACCGGCTATAAGGAGCCTATTGTAAAAGACTTCAACAGCGCAAACGAAGCTGACAACTACTTACAGAACAGCTACTACACAGAAGAATACGTACTGAAAATGATATGGGAGCGGATTTAAGCCCCCACCCGGCCCGGTATCGCACCCCACGATACCGGGCCGTACGTCTGCGTACACCACATACACGGAGTGTAATATATGTATATGTACCCACTTACCCAGTACGGCTGTGATGAGAACCGCCCATTTCGTTGTGTGATACCTACAAAGGATGCCCCAATCCTTTGTAGGTTCAATGGGGTAGACAGGCCGTTCGCGGGGGCCAGGTACCTCTTTC